ACAAACTAGTGTCCAAATGGGGGGAGAGAGGGAGAGGGGGGCTAGTAAATGAAACAATGGTTTAGAGTATCTCAATCCTTCTATTTGAAAGACGTCATACTCTTAGCTATATGTTAGTATACAACACTTAGCTAAGTGCTGTTTACTACACTAAGAAAGAAGGATTGATATGCTACCTGCTGTTAAGAAACTCACTGATAAACAAATGGCTCTGGTGGATATAATGGTAGCAAAAGGATTACCACCAGCTAAAGCCGCTGTTGAAGCTGGATACGCTGAAGGTAAATCTGGATATGTCTCTGCTTACAAAGCACTGAAGACACCTCATGTGCAACAGTATATGATGCAGCGAATGAATGAAGAGTTTGGAGTTAGTGCTACTGTAGCAGTTGGTACTGTTCGTAGGTTAGCTCAGAACGCTAAGTCTGAGTACGTTCAGCTCGAGGCGAGTAAGGATTTATTGGATCGTGCTGGGTATAAACCCATCGATCGATCACAGGTACAAGTGGCGGGGGATATAAAGGTTTCCATTGACCTTAGCTAGGGGGTGGGGGAGGAAACTACAAGCACTCGCTATGTTACTGGTCCCTTACTCACATTATTAGTAAAAAAGGTTTGTGCATTGCCAAGAATATTTTTTGTATGCTAAGGGTTTTTTATGAGGGAAGAGCATAAGAATCCGAAGGGTGGTTTAACTGCTGCTGGTAGGCGTTTTTTTAAGCGCACTGAGGGGGCTAATTTAAAGCCTCCTGTTAAAGATACTCCTAAGGCTGGGAGTAAAAGGTTTAGTAGGAAGGTTTCTTTTGCGGCTAGATTTGCTGGTATGAGGGGTCCGATGAAGGACGAGAAGGGAAGGCCGACTAGGAAGGCTTTGGCATTGAAGGCTTGGGGTTTTGGCAGTGTTGAGGCTGCGCGTAATTTTGCAAGAAGGAATAGGAAGAGCTGATGTGTTTTGGTGGTCCTAGTGCGGAGAGTATGTATCAGGAGAAGAAGAAGAGTTTTGGTCCTCTTCCTTCTTTGCTTTTAAGTCAGGCTAAGTCTGGTAAGAAGTCTATAGCGAAGCCAGTATTTCGTGATGTTAGATTGGGAAGTCAAAGACGTTCATTGTTAAATCCATATAAAGGAGATTCGTAATGCCGATGGGTAAGGGGACTTATGGTGATAAGGTTGGAAGACCTAAGAAGAAAACAATGTTGAGTGGCAAGCAAAAGACATTACCGCCAGCATTGAAGCGTAAGATTATGAGGGCTAAAAATGCAAAGGCCTAAGACTAGAATGGATGCAATGAGAACCCTTATGAAGAAGAGGGAAGATTTGCAAGAGCAACTGGATAACCTTAGTGTTACTCCCAAGCCTACTACTTTTATTGGCAAAGCAAAGGCAAAGATGCAAAGAAGTGTTACTGCTACTAAGGAGCAAACTAGTAAGTTTCAGAATACTAGGCGTACTTTATTAAAGAAGATTGAGGAGCTTGATACTAAGCTTGAGAAGTTTCCTGATCCAGAAAAGAGTTTTCCCTAATGGCGGTTAATGCAGCTGGTAATTATACAAAGCCTACAATGAGAAAGACTTTGTTTCAAAGAATAAAAGCAAGTGCTGTACAGGGTACGGCTGCTGGTCAGTGGTCTGCTCGAAAGGCGCAGTTACTTGCCAAGGAATATAAAAAACGTGGTGGAGGATATAAATAATGACGTTTAAAATTGAATGTGCTAGTGCAGATACTTTTGTTACTACGGTAAGACAATTAATGTATCAAGAAGTTTCATTTGTTTCTAATGTTGATGATTTTGGTTACTATACAATTTGGTTGTTGGAGAGACCTAGAGATGAAAGCATCACAAAAATCGCTGCTTAATTGGGGCAAGCAGAAGTGGCGCACTAAGTCTGGGAAGAAGTCTGGTGAAACTGGTGAACGGTACTTACCTAGCAAGGCTATTGCTGCTCTTAGTGATGCTGAATATGCAGCCACAACCAGAGCTAAACGAAAGGGTAAGAGTAAAGGCAAACAGTTTGTAGCCCAACCCAAAGAAATTGCTAAGAAAGTAAGGAGATATAGAACATAATGGCATGGTATATTAGAAACACTGGAGAGTTGTGGACAGGTCCAACTCATACTCTTCATGGCTTTACTTGGACTGAAGCAACTCACATGAGTTATTCCGCAAAGCTTGAGGAAGGTGAAGAGCCAGTAAAGGCTAGAACAAATAAAGGAACATTTAAAGCTGATGACCCTTCTACGCCTAACATCGATGAATCAAAGAAAAGGAAAGCAAAGAAGTGAGCTTTGTAAATACTTTGAAACAGGAAGATTTACGTCTTCTTCGCAACATAGTTCGTAAAGAACACTTTAAATTTTTTGCTAAAAAACACGGCAAAAGCTTTGTGACTAACTATATGGTCGATAATATTATTGACAACATTGGTCCTGAAGTTGCTGAAAATATGATTAAGCTTGGCGTTGATAAGGGATTAAGGTGATTAATTTTAAGTACAAGCCTGATGGTGATGTACTAAAGTCTTTTATGAAAGACCATACTTTCTTTCGTGGCATTAGAGGTCCAGTTGGTTCTGGCAAATCTGTTGGTTGTTGTGTCGAGGTTTTTCGCAGAGCCTTAGAACAAAAGAAAGGCCCTGATGGTATTCGTAAAAGTAGATGGGCTATCATTCGAAATACCAACCCACAACTTCGAACAACAACTATTAAGACTTGGCTCGATTGGTTTCCAGAAGCTGATTGGGGTAGGTTTCATTGGTCTGTTCCTTATACTCATCATATTAAAAAGGGGGAGATTGACCTTGAGATTATCTTCTTAGCTTTGGATAGACCTGAAGATGTTAAGAAACTTCTATCACTTGAATTAACAGGGGTATGGATTAATGAAGCAAGAGAAATACCAAAATCTATTATTGATGCTTGTACTATGCGTGTCGGTCGTTTCCCTTCAATGCGTGATGGAGGCCCTTCTTGGACAGGTGTAATCGCAGATACTAATGCTCCAGAGGAAGATCACTGGTGGCCTATTATGTCAGGCGAAGTTCCTATTCCAGACCATATTCCTAGAGAGCAAGCTAAGATGTTAGTGAGGCCAGACAACTGGTCTTTCTTTACGCAACCCTCTGGAATGGTTGAAAAGAAAGATGAAGATGGAGAGATTCTTGATTATTTAAATAATAAGCAAGCTGAGAATTGTAAGAACATGCTTGCAAATTACTATTCCAATCTTATTAGAGGTAAGACAAAATCATGGATAGATGTATATGTGATGAATCGTTTAGGTCACATACAAGATGGAAAGCCAGTATACCCTATGTTTGCACCAGAAGTTCACATTGCAAAAGAAGAAATACCAGTAGCAGCCAACGTTCCTGTATATGTTGGCGTAGACTTTGGGTTAACACCAGCCGCAGTTCTTGGGCAGAAAGTACGAGGTCGATGGTATTTGCAATCAGAAATTGTAGCCGTAGACATGGGCATCGTTCGTTTTGCAGAAGTTCTTAGACAAGAATTATCTACAAGATTTGTTGCTGCTTCTGAAGTAATTATTTATGGCGATCCTTCTGGTGACTTTAGAGCGCAAACAGATGAATCTACTCCCTTTCATATTTTGCGCGGTGCTGGCTTGAGGGCGTTTCCAGCTCCCTCCAACTCTGTTGATCTTCGATTAGAATCGGTTTCCTCCCAATTAACGAAGATGGTCGATGGTAAGTCAGCACTTTTAATAGATAGGCGCTGCCCTCAGCTTATTAAGGGGTTTGAGGGTGGTTATGCCTATAAGCGTATGGAAGTTTCTGGTGAAAGATACGCAGACAAACCAGATAAGAATATGTTTTCTCACGTTCATGATGCAGCTCAATACTTGTTTCTTGGCGCTGGGGAGGGTAGAGCTTTATTAAATACACAAAAACCAGCGAGAGTTGTTGTTGCTAGTCGCAATTTTGATGTGTTTAAGAAAAATACAAAGCAGCGCAAGCAAAGTGTTTGGGCTAGAATGTAGTTTGTGCATTGAGATTTATTTCTTTTTGTGCTTACGAAAGATAACATAAGGAGATAGTTATGTGTTTTGGTCCAAGTAGAGCAGAGAAGCAAACGGCTGTAACTCAACGCATGGAAGCTGATGAGTCTCAAAGACAGGAAGCTGAACAAAGAGCGATTAAAAAACGTGAAGATATTCAAGAAGCAGTAATGAAAAGAGGTTCTGCTAGAACCAGAAGGTCTTTATTTTCTGCTGGTCGTGGTGGATTTTTAGGTAGGTTTGACTAATGGATAAAATAGCCAGTCAATATATTCAAAGTTATAAGAAAGCTAAAGCCTTTCGTGAAAACTGGGTTCCTCTTTTTGAAGAGTGCTATGAGTATGCTTTACCTCAAAGAGAGTCATTTTATTATGAAGAGGCTGGTCAGCGTAGAGACGAAAAGATATTTGATGAAACTGCTGTTGTTGGTACTCAAGAGTTTGCAAGTCGCTTACAATCAGGTATTGTTCCAAACTTTGCTCGATGGGCAGACCTTACGGCAGGGAGTGAAATACCTGTAGATCAACGCGAAGAGGTTGATAATGTTCTTGATGAAGTTACTGATTATGTTTTTGAAGTCTTAAATAACTCTAATTTCAGTCAAGAGGTTCACGAATCCTTTATGGACTTGGCTGTTGGTACTGGCATTTTGTGTGTTGAAGAAGGTGATTCACTCAATCCAATTACTTTTAGCGCAATTCCTTTACCACATGTTGTGCTTGATACTGGTCCTGATGATAGGATTGATCATGTTTACAGAGAGCGTAAAAAGGTAAAGTTTGATCATTTACCTATTATGTATCCTGATGGAAAGTTTGATCAGCGTGTTTTATCTCAAATGGGTGCTGATAAAGAAACTACAGTTCTTGAAGTTGTTTGCAGAGATTATTCCAAAAAGAACCAAGAGGCTTACTTACATTATGCAATATGTTTAACGACAAAGACTTTGCTACATTCAAAAGAGCTTTCTGGCATTGGGTCAAATCCTTTTATTTGCTTTCGTTGGAACAAATGTGCTGGTGAGATATATGGTCGAGGCCCATTATTAAATGCTTTGTCTGCAATCAAAACAACAAACCTAACTATAGAATTAATTTTAGAAAATGCTCAGATGTCTATATCTGGAATATACCAGATGGAAGATGATGGCGTTGTAAATCCTGATACAATTAATCTCGTTCCAGGGAGTATAATTCCAAAAGCTATGGGGTCTGCTGGTTTGCAACCAATTCAAGCTGCTGGTCGCTTTGATGTAGCTCAACTTGTTTTAAGTGATATGCGTTTGAATATTAAACGTGCATTATACAATGATATGCTTGGAAATCCTGATCGAACACCTGCAACGGCAACAGAAGTTGCTGAACGTATGGCTGACTTATCTAGGAGAATGGGCGCTGCATTTGGTAGATTACAAGCAGAACTTGTACAACCTGTACTTCAACGTGTAATTTACATTTTGAAAAAACAAGGTCGCATAGAGGTTCCTACAGTAAACGGAAGAGAAGTTAAGGTTAGATCAATATCTCCATTAGCACAAGCTCAAGCTAATCAAGATATATCTAGTGTCGCAAGGTTCTTAGAGCTTACAGGTTCTACCTTTGGTCCAGAGACTTTGCAGCTTTTAATTGACTCAGAACAAACAGCAATTTTCCTTGCTAAAAAATTTGGTGTGCCAGAAAGCTTGATTCGTGATGAAGAACAGCGTAGACAAATAGCTGCAATAGCGCAGCAAATAGCACAGCAACAAGGAGTACCGATTGAGCAAGAAGAATGAGAGCGCATCTAATATTGGCATTGACGGCTTTAAAAGGTCATTTGATTCTGATTTAGAAGTTAGTCAAGTATTGGCTGAAACGTTTAAAACTCCGTCAGGAGAAGCAACACTTAAATATTTAAAATCAATAACAATAGATATGATACATGGGGCGGCAACATCTAATGATGAACTTCGTCATCATGAGGGTCAAAGATTTATTGTAGGTTTAATACAAGCGAGAATACAACATGCAGCAAGGAACAGAGCAAGTGAGTGAAACAGCAGTTGAGGCAGCAGAAGCTGATGGTCGTGATTTTGTAACTCAAGAAGATGTTGAAAAAGTATCTGAAACATCTGATAGACCTGAGTGGCTTCCTGAGAAATATAACACTGGTGAAGATTTAGCTAAAGCTTATAAAGAGCTTGAGTCTAAACTTGGCAGTCGAGAAGAAGATATTAAGAATAAACTAATGGAAGAAATACAATCTGAAGCTTTTAGCGATAGGCCAGAAAAAGCTGGGGATTATCAGTTGCCAGAAATGGTTGACGAAGAAATGGCTGTTGATAATGATTTACTTCAGTGGTGGTCGGATCATTCTTTTGAAAATGGTTATAGCCAAGAGGAGTTTCAAAAGGGTATAGAAATGTACGCTCAAGCTATTAATGGAAGTGAGCCTGATTTAGAAGCTGAAAGTTCTAAACTTGGAGATAGCGCAAACGATCGTATTAAGGCAGCATCACTTTGGGCTAATAATTTTTTTCCAGAAGAAACTATACCTGCAATAGAGCGTTTATGTGAAACATCTGAAGGTATTATAGCGTTAGAAACTATAATGGAAAAAATTAAAGATGGTTCATTTTCTGGAGATACTCAACCAACTGCTGGTTTATCTGAAGCTCAACTTAGGGAAATGATGTCTGACTCTAGGTATCATGGATATAATAAGGATGCAGATTTTGTTAAACAAGTCGATGAGGGTTGGCAGCAACTTTACAGAGGTTAAAATTATTCAGAGGGGTCAATATTATCTGACCCCTTTTCAACCTTATCATATTGATGAAGTTGTAGATCATCTGAGTTCTGAAAATGTAGAAGAGCTTGCCTTGCTTGGCTATACAAATATACGCGAAGCAATAACTGATATGTATGAAACATCTGAATGTTATATAGCTAGAAAAGAGGGTGAAACCTTTCTTGCTGTTGGTGGCCTCTGGTACGCTGATGACCAAGATTGCCCACAAATGTTTGCAATGTTTTCTAATAATATTAAGAAATCTTTTGTAGCGGCTGCTCGTGGATCAAAGATGGTTGTTGATTTTTTTGATAAGACTCAACCGATGATGACTATGACTATTTTGGAAAGCAATGAGTTAATATTAAACTGGGCGGTATGGTTAGGTTTTGATCCTGTAGGGTTTGTAGAGCAAAAAAATTGCAAGTATGTTGAATTTGTGCGTTGCAATCCAAATAAAAATAATGTTAGCGATAAGATATTACAGCCCGTAATACACTGAAAGGCCCGAAAGGACACCCTTGCTGAAGTAAAAAGTCGGACACCTGTAGCGAGAGAAACTTCAATTAAGGACTGAAAAAATGGCTAATACAATTGACACAGCCTTTATCAAGCAGTTTGAAACCGAAGTTCATATGGCGTATCAACGTATGGGTTCTAAGCTACGGAATACTGTACGTACTTCAAATGTAACAGGTTCAACTGCTCGTTTCCAAGTTATTGGAAAAGGCACTGCAAGTACTAAGTCTCGAAATGGTAATGTAACTCCAATGGAATTGGCGCACACTACTGTAGAGGCAACAATGGCTGATCATTATGCTGCTGAGTATATTGATAAGCTAGACGAACTAAAGATCAATATTAATGAGCGTCAAGCTGTAGCGCAATCTGCTGCTGCTGCTTTGGGTCGTAAGACTGACGAGATTATCACCACTGCAATGGATGCTGGTGCTAACTCAACTCAGATTCACGATACAGGTAGTGCGCTTGAAAAAGCTGATTTGCTTTCTCTATTTCAAACATTTGGCAATGAAGATATTCCAGAAGATGGGCAACGCTATTTAGCTATGTCACCTGCTGGCTTTGCTGACCTGTTTGCAATTACAGAGTTTGCATCATCTGACTTTGTTGGTCCGCAAAATCTACCGTTTGCTGGTGGTATGACAATGAAAGAGTTCTTGGGTTTCAAGATTTTCTCAACGTCTTCCGTAGCTGGTGGTAAGAATTTTGCTTATCATACTTCTGCTGTTGGCTTAGGCGTGAACTCTGATGTTCAAACTGAAGTTAACTATGTTGCAGAAAAAGTCTCACACTTAACCACATCTATGATGTCAATGGGTTCTGTCGTTATTGATGACGATGGCGTCTTTGAAGTCCTAGATAACAACTAAGGAGTTATAGAATGGCTTACGCAGCAAGTGGTCTTACTCGTGTTGGTGGAGACTCAAATGGAAGTTTGTGGATGTATCGTTCAGCAGATGCAATAGCTACTGTTAGAGCATCTGGATATTTTAACAATGCAGCAAATATGCTTGGTGTTCGTGACTTGGTAATTGTTCAAGACACAAATGTACCAACAACAAGCTTATGTAGTGTTCTTTCTAACACTGGTTCTGTAGTTGATATTTCAGACGGCACTGCCGTTTCTGAAACTGACACTGACTAATAAAGGGATGGGGGTTTCGGCCCCCATACTAACATGCCAACAATAGCTGATACCGCAGTAAAAATAGCGTCTCGCGCATCCATTTTGATTGGTGGTGACGCGATTCAATCTTTTTCAGATGGAACAACAGAATCAGATGTTTGTAATAATATTTACGAAGATGTGGTTCAATCTTGTTTAACAAGAACACGTTGGAGATTTGCGACAAATCAACAGCAAATTGGTAGGCTTACAGATGCACCAACAGGAAGGTTCGATGCTGCTTATCAACTCCCTTCTGACACACTGATGGTAAATGCGATTACTGTTCAGGACTTACCTATTAAATATGATGTTTACGGAAACAAAGCTTTCTGTAATGCGGACAGTGCTGATGTTGTGATTGCTGATTATATCTTTAGGGTAACTGAAGAAAACTGGCCTCCATATTTTATTCTTGGGGTTGAGTTTTTTCTAGCTAGTATTCTTGCAATATCTGTTGCTCGTGATGGAGCTTTAGGTTCAGCAATGGAGCTAAAAGCTGAACAGCAAATGAGAAAAGCAAGAACGCTTGATTCACAACAGCAAACTACAAGAAAGCTCAATACTTCGAGGTTTATTGCACAAAGGCGTAGCTAATGCAGAAAGTTAGAGTTCCGATTAATAGCTTTCAGTTTGGCGAAGTAAGTGACTCTCTTTCAATGAGAGTAGATAGTCCTGTTTATGCTTCCTCTGTTCAGACATTACAAAACATGGTTGTTATGCCAGAGGGTTCTGTAATCAAGCGCTATGGCGCTAAACATATGGCTAAGTATGGTGGCATTACATACGATGCTAGTAATACAGAACAATCTCATTTATTTCCTTTTATCTACGATGAGAACGAAGAGTATATAGTTGCTGTACAGCATCAACAAATAAGAGTTTATCAGGTTAATGTTACAACTTTAACTCAGCGTTTGAATACAACAACAGATAAAGATGGTGTTACTTTACCCTTTGATAAAGTATATCTTCAGGAATATACTGTAGCTCAACTTGGGAATGACATGTTTATCTGTCATCCATTGTTTGCTCCTAGAGTATTACGCAGAACAAGTGCTACTAGCTTTCATGTTAGAACATTTGCTTTCGATCAAAGAGCTGACTCACTTGTTACTTTTCAACCGTATTCACGTTTTGCAGATACGAATGTAAAGCTTGATCCAGATGCTTCTAGCGGAGATAACATAGATTTTAGCATTTATACTACAGATGGCACTACTGATGATGATTTTTATTTTAGTGGAACAAACTCATCTGGGGCTGGTAACTTAACATTAAATGGCGGCGCGACTGCTGCTTTTGATAATTCTGTAGAAATAAGTGTAACATCTACTGGGAATATTAGTGGTGTAACATTTACTTTTACTGGAACAGATCAGGACGGTGCTGCACTTACTGATTATATAGATGGCCCTAACAATGGAACTGTATATGTTCCTCGTATGTTTAAATCTATTTCAACTGTTTATGCAAATGGTAACTTTGCTACAACTGTTAAAATTGGTCATACAAACAAAAGAGGTATTACTTATTTAGACACTACTGGTTCTAAGTCAGCAACTCTTAGAACAGGTAATTATGCTAGCTCAAAACATTTAGATGTTTTAATGAGGTATCATAAAAATGAAATAAAAATAGATACAGTTTATAATTCTAATCAGTTTCGAGCAGATATTCTTAATTCTCTTTCGACAAGATTAGAAATAGAGAATCCTCTTAGGACTAATAATAATAGTAATAAGGTTGAAGTAAGCCAGCCTCAGCATGGATTTTCTGTAGGTGATACTATTAATGTTGAAAACGCAGATGCTCTTGGTGGTATAAATATAGCAAATATAAATGGTTCTAGAACAATATATCAAATTATTGATGAGAATACTTATAGTTATACGGCTGGTGCTACTGCAAATGCCTCTGCTGATGGTGGTGGTTTTCCTAGAATTGAAAGTGATGCGCCAACAACTGATTTTGATGAGCAATCATTTTCTGAAGTAAGGGGATACCCTGCTGCTGTTGAATTTCATCAAAACCGTTTAGTCTTTGCTGGTACACTAGATGAGCCTGATACTTTATTTTTTAGTAAGATTGGTAGCTTTGCTAATTTTGATGTAGGTACTGCTGCTGATGATGATGCTATACAAGTTACTGCTGCTACTGGTGATGTTAATGAAATACGATACTTAGTTTCTAACAGAGATTTGCAAATCTTTGCTGCTGGTGCAGAGTTGTATATTCCTACATTTCAAAATCAACCATTAACACCAACTAACTTACAGATTAAAAAACAAACTCCTTTTGGTATTTCTCATGTGCAGCCAATAGAGCTTGATGGGGCTACTTTGTTTGTTCAGCGTAACGGTAAGGTTGTTAGAGAGTATTTATTTACAGATGGAGAGGATGCTTATACTTCTGTGCCTGTATCTAGTATAGCTTCACATATGATTGATACGCCAAGATATATGGCGGTTGTTCATAGTGGGTTTGGTCAACCAGATTCTTATGCAGCTATGACTACGACAGGTAATAACTTAATTATATTCTCTTCGAATAGAGCTGAAAGAAAAGCATCTTGGGTACAGTTTAATACCGCAGGTAAATTTGCTTCTGTCTGTGCTATTGAGGACAGATTGTTTGCTGAGATTTACGATACGAGTGGACAGCTTCATCTCTGTGAGTTTGCGCCTAAATCAACTCAAAATGTTGGCTTAGACATTTGGTTACATGGACTTATTTTAAACAATGAGGTTGATGTAGGTTCTGCATATAATCAAAACGATGTTGTTGATGTTATAGGAACTGATGTTGTTGACGGTTATCAGGAATACTTAGGAACATTTACTGTTGATTCTAATGATAAAATTAACCTTTCTGCATATTCTGGTTTAGGCCATACATATGTTTATGTTGGCAAGAGGTTTGATGCTAAAATTGTTACTAATGAAATAGATGCTTCTATGGGCAATGGCCCTGTAACTGGTGAAGTAAGGGGGATTGGAAGAATACTTCTTGATGTAAAGGATGCTTTCTCTCTCAAGGTAAACAATAAAAACATATCTATTTCTAGTAAAACAAATCCTGATACAGCAAGTCAGTCAATACTTGATCCTATAGTTGGCAAGAAAGAGATAAGAACAACGGGTTATACTCGTAGCCCCCAAGTTACAATCGAGCAATCAGAGCCATTACCACTACAGGTTAATGGCTTAGTAGTGGAGTTAATAGTTTAATGTCAGCAGAACTAATGATAGCAGCAGCAGTTTTAAATGCTGGGGGTCAATTAATTAGCGGCATAGGTGCAAAGCAAGAAGCTCGATTAAATGCTTTTCAGTTTGGAACTGAGGATAAATTAAATAAAGTATTAGCAATGCAACAAGCTCAAGCAAGAAGAGAAGAGTATGATTTGGCAACATCTGCTAACATTGCTGCTTTTGCTGCTGCTGGTCGTGACGTTACTACTGATAGAAGTGTTGAAGCTTTCTTAGAAAGAAATAAAGAAATCTTAGAAAAAGATATATCAAGAATAGATCAGCAAGCTCGGTTTCAATCTATGAAAACATCTTTGGGGCAAATGACAGAAAGAAGGCGTGGTCGCAATGCTTTATATTCTTCTTTGTTTAGTGCCGCTGGTACTGCTGGTGAGACTATATATAAGTTAGATCAGGCAAAAGCCCCCGATGGAGTTAAAGAATAATGGCTGTAATAAAACAAAGAACACAAGTTTTTAATCAGCCAGTAGGTATTGTGCAAACAAGGGCTGGTGGTTCTGATGTAGGTGAATCAATAAGCAATGCTGCTAGTCGTTTGTCTCAGCTTGCTTACAGAGAGGCTGCTATTAATGCTGAAGAAACTGGTAAGAGAGCTGGTCTTTCTCAATCGTCAGATAGAATAACAACAATAAATCCATTAACAAATGAGCCAGAAGCTTTTACTCCACCATCTAACTTTGGTACTATTGCTGCTAGATCATATCAAAATATGATTGATAGGCGTTTTGAAGAATCTATTTTATCTGAGTTTGAAACTGCTGGTAAGGAAATAGCTGAAACTTCTAAGAATGCCCTTCAATATAAAGATAGCATGGCTAAGTATGTTAAGGCTATGTACAATGCTGAGGGCGAAGCAACGCCTTATAGCACATTTATTCAAGAATCTGGCAAGAATTATGTTGCTTCTACTTACGCTAACTTAGCTCAGAAAGAAGCTGAGGATGCAAAAGAATCTTTGATTAAAAGTGAATTAAAAAACTTATTCAGAAATGAAATAAAAATATCACAGATGATTTTTTCTGGTGGTGATACTCAAAGTATTAATGATGGTATTACTTCTGAAAGAGTAAGGGTTGAAGACCTTTTTGAAGCTAATGCTATTACTGGTCCACAGTATAGAGATTACCATAATAAATTAGATGGCTTGCAAGCTCTTTCTGCAAATATGGAATTGTCTGTATTGTATTCATCAATGTCAAAGATGGATCAGGAAACATTCAAAGCAGGTTTACAAAATCCAAACTTAATAAGTGACTTGTCTGTAAAGCTTGAAAAGCCAAGATTAAAATTACTAACAGTGCAAGCATTGAATGGTATGGATGCTAGTAAGTTAGCTACTGGTTTAGATTCTTATAGTCAAAATATAGAAAATATTGATGCTATTTCTGAGTCACAATATATTGGTCAAAATAGGTCTAAGATTAGCGCATCAATAACTTCAGAAGAGTTCTTTAAAATTACAGAATCTCTTTCTCCAGAAAACAAAGCTGATTTTAATCTTTATTATTTAGAGCAGGTTTTTGATACTGTGGGGAAAACTTCCCCTCAATTAGAAAAGCTTGAAGAAATTTTATTAACAAGTGGCCCAATAGATTTTAATCAAATTAATCGTTTTGTTCCTGAAGATTTACGTCCAACGGTAAAAGCTGTTTTAACAGAGCTATCAGATGATGATAGGGAAAGTCTTGCAAAAGAAATAGGAGAAAGAAGAGCTTCTCTTTCTAGGGTAGAATCTACAGAGAAAAATAAACAAGAGGCATTACTTAGGAAACAAATTAATAATATTTTAGATGACGATGCTGATTTTAACAAAATTAATTTACAAAGTCTTATTTTAAGAATTAAAGGTTCTAAAATAGATTCAAGAATTAAAGACACATTAATTCGAAGAACAGAAGAAACATTTGTTACAAGATCAATTAGAGAAGCTGAAACAATACGAAACCCATCTTTAGGTGATTTAGAGTATGTTCTTAATAAGATAGATTCTGATAGCTTAAATATAAAAGAAGTTCCAAGTAAAGAAGCGGCGCAGTTACATACATTATATAGAAAAGCATATAAGATAAATCCTTCGACTGTAACTCGTGAACTTAATACAAGAATTAATGGCGTAAAAAATAATACAAAGAAAGTAATTCAAACAACTAGATTACAAACAATAGAAGACGCAATAAAGAATAAAATTTCTGTATCTGAAAATGACAAAAGTTTTTATTTTGATGAAAAGCTAAAAGGTCAAGTTATTACTACAAATAATATGTTTGAGTATCCTTCTATTGTGGATGCTCTTAATTCTGGTGTTATGCCTAAGCAAACAGTTATTGCAATGGAAAGCACATTAAATAGCAATGATGAAGAACAAATCAAAAGCGCAATACAAATCTTTGAACAATATTCTAATCTTGATGCTCGAACAGATGACGGACGAGTAAGCAAGCTTGATTTAATGCGTCAGTCACTTTCGCCAACAGCTTATGCTTTCTACTCTGCGCTAAGTATTGTTGCTAGAGATGAGCTAGTTGAGCCTCTTTCAATAGCCTTAGAGTTCAGAGCATACGAAGGAAATATATTAGAAGATATAAAACAAGACCTTGGTAAAAGTCTCAACTCAAAGTTATCAGAAACTCCAATGAGCGATAACTATAAAAAAGAAATTAGTGCTTTTATTAAAATGCAAAAAGTAAGAGGTAATCTAATTACTGATGATCTTATTAGTGATTTAATTGATAACTATACTTCTAAGATGGAAGTTGATGAATCTGTAACTGGTCTTTTTGTTGGTGATAAAACTGTTTATGCTAGGAATTTATTTTTTACTGATGATGAGATTATAAAAAATAGAGTTCTTTTGTCAGACACATTAGCTGATTCTGGTCAGTTTGATGAATTGCTAAGGGGCGGTACTATTGTAGATCAAAGTCTTTTTGGATTGCGTGCTGCTTTGGGTGAAGATTATTTATTAAGACCTAGAGCAATTATAGAAGCTTTTACTTCTGGAGTTGCCGCAAATGAAGAATTAAGTGATAGGGCCAGAATGAGAGCTGGCATGAAAACTCTTAATTTTGATTTAGCTTATAGACCTGTTGTATCTGCTTTTAATGAGGGTGAGTCTACTTATGAAGTAGGGTATATGAATATGGCTGGTGGGTTTATGCCCATTATTATTAATGGCGATCCATTTTTATTACAAAAAGAAAGAGATCAAGACGTAGCTAAAGCTGAGTTAAGAAATGCAAGGTACAATAATTTTGTTGTATCAACAAATACTTTAGCCCCTGCAAAAGATAGAGCCACAGCAGAAATTAAATATCTCGCAACATTAGATCATATGAATGAAGAGCTTTTTACTTCTGGAAAGGATTATAATAGGTTTTTATCAATATTTATGGATGATACTACTGCTCTTGAAATATACAAAGAACAAAGAGAAGAATATTTAAAAGCAGGTCGGCTTAGAATTACTGTTGAGGAGTTTGCTAATTAATGGAAATTACTGTTCCTAAAGCATTACCATTTAATACTGGTGGCCGACTTCCTGAAAGAGAAGCTCCAACTTTGGGCGAAACTGGTAATGCTCAGTATCTAAGATATTTAAGTCCTATTGCTAACAAGTTAAATTTTTATACAAGAACAAGCACTTACGATCCTGATTCCCAGGAAAGAATTGAGGATTTTATAAAAGGTAATGAATTAAATGAAAATGATGCTCGTTATTTAAGAAGTTTTGGGATTGGTTCTTCAGAAAACTTTTCTGCTGCACTTAAATTTATTGAGAATAGAAGAAAGAATCAGAGTGTTTTAAATAGATCAACAGGTTTAAATTTATTTGTTACCGATCCTAGTTTGCATGTATCTTTGGGAATCCCTGCTGGTGGAATACTTGCTTCGAAGTATTTAAAAGGCACACTTAATAATGTAAGTCAGTCTGTAAGTCTTGGTGAGCGTGCTTACTTTGCTTATCCAAAACATGCTTCTTCTGTTTTGCAAGATGCTGCTCGAGCAAGATTTGTTTTAAGAAATGCGCCTGTTGATTTAGCAAAGCTTGGTGCATTGGATGCTGCTGTTGTAGAGGGTAGTTTAAGTCTTACTGAAGCATTGACTGAAATAAGTGGTGGTGAAGACCCAGTAGAAGAGCTTACTAATGCTAGTTTGTGGACTATAGGTTCAACAGCTATTGGTGGTGCTTTGGGTTATACACTTGGCCTTGCTGTTCCTAGACCAGAAGCAGCTAAAACAAGAAAGCAGAACTTTAATAATAACTATAGAGATTATTTAAACAGCGTTTCTGAAAAACCTTTAGAAACAGGTGAGGATATTTCTTATGCTGGTTCTTGGTTTGCTAATTCTCCTTTTATGAAAGCTGTGCCAACGCCAGTTAGGGCAACCGTACAAGATAAAAAGTTACCTGATTGGCCTAAAGAAGAAATGCTTGATCTTGGTGGTGATAACGGTTGGCCTTTTATTGCAAATCAAATTGGTAAAAGTGTTGGCAACTCTGCTTTTACTGAGATTGGCCGTAGGCAGGGCGATTGGTTCCAAGCTCTTGATGTTATTAACAGAGACTATAGAAAAATAAGTAAATATGGTCCAGTTGAATTTTTTAATGTACCAGTTGGTGAGTATCTTGAGCGTGTAAGAAACAAGTTAGGTCGTCAAGATAGTGTGCCTCCTGATCAATGGTACACTCGCATTGGTCGCTTAATGATTGATGAAGTACCTTATGAAAAGATGACTCCAGAGGAAGCCAGCTCAGTACAAGCTGCACGTAGCTTCTTTGAAAAATATGCAAAAGAGTTAGAAGAAGAAGGCTTAATAAATGCAAAGGATGTATTTGAAGACAGCTATTTAAAAAATGTTGGTCGCCAGATGGAGCTTCAAAGCGTTACTAGAAGTATTATTGAGCAAAATAAAAAATGGATGACTCCGCAACGTGATAGACTTTCACAAGATATAGAAAAAGTAACAAACAAACTAAAGCAACTAAATAAAACGGCAACAACAAGAGGTCTTACAAAGAACCAAGTTAAGTTTAAAAAGGACTTGGAAGACGAACTTGTTATGAAGCAAACTATAATTGGTAAGTTTGATGATGCTTTTGAAAAAATTAATAATGCTAAAAATATAGAAGAGCTTGCTTTGTTATATAACCAGCTTGATCTGACGCCCGATATGACGGCTGCTTTAAAAAAGCTTTCTGAGTCTATGGATGAAACAAGGGGTCGAATAGACAATGCTCTTGAGGTTTTAGAACGTGGAGTCACTAAAGAATCTACTGGTAATTATTTAATGAGAATATTTAACCGTAGGGCTATTGAGGCTGATCGTGATGGTTTTAAAGCTATTTTGTATAAATGGTTTAAAGACAACAATGAGGTTATTGTAAAAGGTGATGACGGATTATTTAAGTTTCAACAGCTTTCTACTGAACCTGCTGCTGTTGAACGCAGAGTAAATGAAACTATAGAAAACATTTTAGGTGAAACTGATGAAGATGCTGTTGATGCAATCTTTACAGGTTTTGGTCGTAGCGGTCCACTTGTATCAAGACGATTAAATATTCCTAATGCTTTAGTAAAAGATTTTATTGTGACAGACATTAAGGAATTAATGATTGCTTACACCAATAGAGTAGCACCTAAGATTGAAT